GTCCGCGTCCGGTATCTGCGCCGACGGGACGCCGTTCTCCAACAGCATGCGGCCCTGAACGTTGCCGTGGTACTCGGCGGCGTCGATCAGGTTGGTGTCGTTGCGCTGCGGTGCCTCGCGGCCGGCGTTGAGCGCCATCTGGGTGTCCGGCGCATCCATCCAGTCGCGCAAGCCTTTAGAGTAGTCGTCTAGCGCGCCCCGGATCGCGTCGTCGTTAAACCCCGGCAGACCCAAGCAATCGTTGAGATCGGCTCGGGTCATCTTCTTGCGCTCGATTACCTCGGCGTCCTTGATGCTTGAGGAACCCGGAGACCAATAAAGATTAAACGGGTCTACTCTCTCCCAAAACATCTGCGGAACATTTTGCATAACCGGCTGACGGTCCTGCCACACCAGCTTCGGGACCATTCGGATGACCGGACCCTTGAGGCAAGCGAAGGGGTAAAGAGTGACGTCAACCAAGAACTCAGCCAGAGCATCGTAAAACCGCCCCGCTTGCAGGATATCATCGACCTTGTTCGCCGCCGCCTCGGCCTGCTGCTCGGCGATCCGCCGCGCCGCCGCCTGGGCCTGCCTGACAAGCCCGACATAGCGCTGCCGCGCGTCGCTCGGCATGACCACCTGGCCGGCCATGCGCATCTGCCCAACCTCGATCTGGATGAGGTTGAGGATTTGCACCATCGTGTCGGGTGCCACCGGCGGGTCGGGCTGCGGCTCAATCGACCACGGGCGATCCGCGCCCAGATAAACGTCCCGGAGCAACGCCGTCGCGCCCCGGCACTTCACCGCGACGATCCGCGAGTAGACCTCGCTTCCCCCAAACCTTCTTATCTCGGCCAGCTTCGCCGGGTCGTACTGACCCTCAAACATACGCTGTGCGCGGAGTAATCTCTCATTGAGCGGGTTCTGCCCACTGTTGCGCCAGTTGCGAAAACTCTCCCATCGCATCCGCACAAAATGCCCGAGGTCGTTGGGCATCGGCGGGCGGTTCTGCTGCGACAGCGCGGCGAGCCGCTGCTGCTCGTAACCGTCGAGATCGGCAGGGGACACGACCCGCAGGAACGGCGAAGCGATACTCGACGCCGATGTTGGCGGGCCTGGCATGGGCAACGCAGGAGGCACGCCCCTATACCCCCTATCAAATATAGTTCCTCTAGGATATACACACCCAATGGTGTTGTGCAACACGATCAATAGAGAGCCATGCCCGACGCCGAAATCCAAAGACAAGAGGCGATGCTCGACGAGATCATCGACCAAGTCCTTGTCCTCGACGAGAACCCGCAGCGCGACGATGCGCTGATACAGCGCCTACAGTACGACCTCGCGATAAAAATCCACCCGCCGGCAGAGATCGCAAGACGTTACGGGTTTCTCGATACGGAGGAGCTGCGCGATTACCTGACGAAGCACCCGCAGGTTATCGACGGGGTCAAGAAGATCAGGGCGCTCTTCGAGTGCGAGGAGGGGATCGAGGCGCGGATGCGCGCCAAGTTCCAGTACGCCACCGAGGAGCTGATCCCGGTCATCCAGCACCTCGTTAAAGACCCCGGCGTCCCCATCGCCTCGCGGGTCGACAGCTTCAAGCAGCTGCAGCGGGGCGCTGGCATGGACGGCATGCGCGCCGACAAGGCCGAGACGCCGGCCGGGCAGCGCTTTGTCCTCAACATCCTGTTCTCGCCCGAGCATCGCGTAGCGCTCAGCGGCACGGTGCCCGAAGACCCCGGCTCGATCCCGTCGCTGGGGTCAACCTCAATCGTTGACGAGGAACCTGACGAAGACGTGGAGGTGTGACATGGCCGGACGGACTTACTGGGAAAAGCTGAAGCCCTTGGTGATCGCCAACTCGACCACGGTCAACAACGCGCTCGCCGCCGACAAGACCCTCGATATGTATTCCAAGCTCTACTACCGCCGGCGCTACACCAACGCGCGGGCGACGGCGGGCCTCGGCCCCGCGCCGTTTGAAGACGAAGTCGTCACGTCATGACGATCACCCAATACCTGCGCATCCTCGACGCCGCGACAAAGGAGAGCTGGGCCGGGCCGCTGACGCTGCACCTCGACAACGGCGAGGTTCACGACCTCTACCCGGCGTCGATGATGTTCGAGGAAGCGATGGTCATCTTCAGCCCTACGGTCGTTCAGACCCTCCCGTCGGAACCAATCAAGCAGCCGCCGGTCGCGTCCGGTTACATGGCGATCCCGGTCGGCTCGATCTGCATTATCGAGTTCAAGTAATCCCTACGGTAGGGAAGGATGGACTACCGCCCACCACCCACCGTCGCGAAGTTTATGATGGACGACCAGCACCGGATACGGACGCTGGTCGGGCCGCTCGGCAGCGGCAAGACGATGGGCTGCATCATGGAGCTGCTCAAGCGCGCCTGCGAGCAGCGGCCCTATAACGGGGTGCGGTACACAAAGTTCGCCTGTATCCGCAACACGCTTCAGCAGCTGCGCCAGACAGTGCTCGCGGATGCGCTGCAGTATCTCGGCCCGTGTGCCCGGTTCTATACAACCGACAGCACGCTGCAGGTCCGGCTGCAGCTCCCCGACGGGAGTTCCGTGCACAGCGACTGGCCGCTGATCCCGCTCGACAGCAAGGAAGACGTTCGGCGCTTGCTCTCGATGCAGCTAACCGGAGCCTACATCAATGAACTCCGAGAAGTCCCATTTGACATTATTCGACCGCTACTTGGACGTTGCGGCCGTTATCCTTCCCGTGCTCTTGGTGGCGCTAGCTGGCGCGGCATTATTTGCGACACAAACCCCTGGGACACTGACAGTCTCTATCATGACCGGATGGTCCTCAACCCAAGGCCGACCTGGGCCTTGTACCACCAGCCTTCAGGAATAGTACCGGACGCCGAGAACATCGAGAACCTCCCCGACGGATACTACGAAGACCTGATGGAAGAGCACGACGTGGACTGGGCGGCGGTCCATGTCGAAAGCCAGTGGGGCACGTCGAACGCCGGCCAGGCGGTGTTTAGAAAAACCTTCCACGCGCCAACGCATGTGAAAGATATGAGTGTGGTAGTTAACCCAAACAAACCAGTGATGGTTGGTTTGGACTTCGGGCGCACGCCCTGCGCGGTGATCGGCCAGCACGACAATTTCGGCCGGGCGATCCTCATGAAGGAGATCGTCACCGAGGGCATGGGCCTCATCCAGATGATCGAGGAACACCTCAAGCCCGTCCTCATGGCCCCGCCCTTCGCCAACAGGCGGGTCTTTGTCGTGGCCGACCCGGCGGGCGCGCAACGCTCGCAGCTGTCGGAGGAAACCGCCTTTATGGTCCTCAAGGACCAAGGCTTCCTCGCGTACCCGGCATCTACAAATTCCATAGATTTGAGGTTGCTCGCGGTCGAGAAGCTGCTGCGCATGACGATTATGGGCCAGCCCGCCCTGCAGATAAACCGCGCAGGCTGCCCGACCCTCATCCAATCGATGGGCAACAAGTACCGCTACCGCAGACGCCGGGACGGCGAGCTGGATGACCTGCCGGAGAAGCTCCATCCCTGGTCAGATATCTGCGACGCGCTGCAGTACTTCTGCCTGGGAACCCAATCGAACCTCACCGGTCGCGCCCTGGCGCGCGACCGGCGGGGGCTGTCGATGATGAACGGGGCATTGCCGGTAACGGCAGCGGGGTGGACTTAACGCAGAGGAGGGGGCGATGAGCTACTGGCAGGAGAAGCAGGAAGCCGATCAGCAGTATCAGTCGGGCTACCACGCCAACTCAGAAGACGAGTGCCCCTACCTCGTAGCCTCTGGCCCCTACCTCCTCTGGATGCAGGGCTACAACAAGCACCAGGCCGACCGCCGGCAGATCGCCCTCAAGGCCGCCGACCGCTACTGCCAGCAGCCCTTAACGATACGGACGCACTGATGGCTGAGAAAGGCAGGCCGGTCAGCCAGTGGACGCCGCGCCGCGTCCTCAAGCTGCGCTCGTATGCCGAGCGCGGGTTCTCGATGGCCGAGGCGGCCAAGCTGCTCGACGTGACCTACGGGGCGGTGCTCAACGAAGCCCAGCACCTGGGCATCCGTTTTCACGGTCCCCACGGCGCGCCGCGCATGAACACCAACCGCAAGCGCTACCTGTGGCACGAGGAGCTGAAGAAGATCGCCGCCGATTAACGCCGATTAACGCCGATTAAACGCTGTCCCCTTGCCGGGGAGGAACGACCGGAAGGCGTGTGGCCCCGAGCGACGACAGTGTCGGGGCGGAAGGAGGATGGAGATGCCGAGCAAGACACCGCGTATGGCACGCACAATGGCGGCCGCCGCCCACAACCCGGCCTTTGCCAAGAAGGTAGGTATCCCGGTGAAGGTCGCCAAAGAATACAACCAGGCCGACAAGGGCACGGGGATACTCAAAGGTAAAAAGAAATGATGGGAGATACGCGCGTAGGCGCGAAGGTTGCAAAACCCAGCGTGGGCTTCGAGCACCCCGCGAAAGGCCCGCACCACTGCTCGCAGTGCCAGCACTACCAGGGCGGTTCTTGCGAGGTGGTGCAGGGCAGGATCGCGCCCGGCGACTGGTGCCGGAGGTTCAAGCGCGCCGTTAGATAATCCCTACGGTAGGGAGGTGTAAGATGACAGTAAGAGGCGTCGATTACAGCCACTGGCAAAACCCACCGAATACTTCACATGCGCCAGACGTGCGCAAGATGAAAGCGGGCGGGATCGAGTTTGTCTTGATAAAAGCCTGGGAGGGCGACAGTCCCGACCCGAACTACAAGGAGAACCACCAGAACGCGGTGAACGAGGGGATGCCGGTGGTCGCCTATGTGTGGCTGCACGCGAGTGACACAACCGACCGCATGCGGCGCTGCCTCGATTTTATCGGTGACACCGTCATCGCGCTCGACTGGGAGCAGGACGGTGTCCCGACCCATGTGATCGAGGCGTGGATGGACTATTACGAGGCCCAGCGCAGCCGCACGGGGCTGGCGTATTACGGGTTGTATCCCCCCGGCACGCCGTCGGCGCGCGTCGGCAGATGGCCCCGGTGGTTCCCGGAGTACACCAGCCCCTCCGGTCTGAAATTATTGCCGTGGGACGGTTCCGCCGACCCGGACTGGCGGGACTGCTGGGCGATCTGGCAGTCGTCGGAGAAGGGGCACGTCGACGGGATCGAGGGCGGCAACGACCTCGACCAGCTCGCCCCCTCGATCAGCATCGAGGATTTCTGTGCGTGGCTAGGCAACGGCACGCCGTTCCCGCCCCCGGTAAACCGCGACATCGTCAAGCCCGCGATCTGGCTCCTGCAATGGAGCTTGAACAAGGCAGGCTACGACGCCGGCACGACCGACGGGCTGTGGGGGCCACACACGCAGAAAGCAGTTGAGGACTACAGTGGCTATACCCCCTGACCCTATCCCCGCCAACCCCACCATTACGGGAGCGGCAACGCGGATCGGCACCGCGCTCATCGCGGTGCTTCCGCCCGCGTTTCTGGTCCTTGTCGGGTTGAATGTGGCGTTTTTAGGTATCGTAATGTATTTCCTTAATTTTCAAATAGACCAGCGTACCCACCTCGTGGAAAAAATAATCGATCACTGTTATGAACTCGAGAGCCATCCCCATGAGCGATAATAACCCGTCTGTCACCGGCGCGGTTACGAAGATAAGTACTAGTCTGATCGGCGCTTTGCCGCCGGGGTTTATAATTTTATTGGTTTTGAATGTTCTAGCTGTTGGGTTTATTGCTTGGTTTTTGGAAACCCAACTAGCTCAGCGCGACGAAATGGCGGAAAGATTATTTAACCGCTGCATGGAGATCGCGCTGCCGGCGAAGAACACCCCGTAGGGGCCGGTCGCGGGCCAGGAGATCGGCCCCACCGGCTGACGGGGTTTTTCGCGCGCACTCGCCGTCTGACCGCGCCGGGATGGAAATGACTACATTCCCGGTAACCCGAGCCTTATATCATTTTTTTCCTGCGCTGCGCCTCTTCGCGGTCGACCTCCTGCGCGACGACTGCCGCGTAAAGCAGCTTCTCGCGACCGGGATCGCTGATCGCCGTGAACGTGATCACCCGCGTGCCGTCATCCGACGGCGTCACCTCGACGCGGACGTCGAAGACGGTCAGCCGAGCTGCCCGCATAAACCGGTCAGTCATGTACTGAACACGTTCAGGGCGAACGTTGTGCAGCTGATAATCGATATGGCCGGGGGCTAGGGTAGGGTCGTAGATGTATTTACGCAACACTACCTCCCGATCAACGCTAACCCCCCTAGGATGGCCGTACAGGCTATCCGGCGTCCACGGGAGCCGAATTGTTGTTCTTGGTCTTCCTGCGCCGCCCACGGGCTTCCTTGGCCTCTTCCTCGACCACGAGCTTGATGATCTCCTCGCTGGGCCTGACCATGCGATGGCGGATCGTCGAGAGCCGGCGCTTGACCATGCCCGGCGTGGTCTGCAGCTCGATGGTGATGTCGCCGGTCGCTAGCCTTTGAGACAAAGCCATATCGATGAGCGCGACCGAGCAGCCTAGGTGCCGTGCAGCATCCGCTCTGGGCGGGAAGGGGGAGCCTTCCTGATGGAGCTTGACGCAGAGGACGAGGAAGGCGGCTGTGGCCTCTGGGGGCCGGAGCATGCTCTCCCGTTCCATCAGCCAACGCACAATAGCGTCGACGGCAAAGCGCGACACGCGGGGTAGGTCTGTCATGTGGCGGTCCTGTGGAGGCGTGTACGGTAGCGCACTTAAAGCTACAGTAGCCCTAGTTATAGCACTATCCTCCACATTAATCCATATACGTATTTACCCGGCTCAATATGTCGCAGAGATTACCCGAAAATGACGATCATGTTACATTTAACTTACGACTTAGGAGGTATTAACGTCATAACCTATGTGTATTTCGCACTATTCTGAGAACTGAAAACGCTCAATATCACGGTCCTCGGTGTCGGTGTCTATCTCGACGTACTCGATGCTGCACGGGGCGAAATCGTCACCACCACCGCAGCGGCGGCAGTACCCGACCGGGTCTGCGGTTTTGACAGTGGCAGCGCCGCGCCAGTTCTTCTGGTGATCGTTCCAGTGAAGCGTGCCGGCGATACGCAGATAATGGTGGTCAGCACCGCACGTCCCGCAGATCGGTACAACATGCTTTGCCATTCCGCACCTCGCACGCGAGCGGTTTGAGGGACGGCATTTCGCGACCACTAAGTGGCGCAGCTGTGCCTGGAAGTGAAGGTTCTGCCCTGTTCACAAAACTGACTTTGCGGTAGTGTGGACGAATAGAGCTTCTCTAGTCAATCCCGTTTTCGTGATGATGCAGCGCAGCAAGGAATTGAGATCATCTCAAAATTGGTTAACTGGGAAATTTGGTGATCTCGTGGCGCGGCCTCAGGTGGGCGGCCGGGTGCCCGGCCCCCCTTTGGACAGCTGGGGGGTGGGGGGCCGGGCCGACGCGCTGAAGTGACACTGAAAATCTCAGTAACCAAAAAGTTCCCTACCGTAGGGAATTAATCGTTTCACCCTCTTATGAGGGGAGCATCCCTCAGAACATCGGAGAGTGACAGGAAATGGCAACGATCCTCGAAACCATCATGGAGCACGGCAAGGTTTATGCCGGTCTCGCCAAGGCGACGAAGCAAGCCAAGGAAGACGCCGAGAAGGCGCAGGGCGCAGAGGCGACCGGCAAGCGCGCGGCGCTCATCGCGCTGGCCGTCGCGGCCGATGCAGGCAAATGGACGGCGAAGGATATCGCCGCCGCGTGCAAGCAGGCAAGCGAGGCACTGGTTAAGCTGAACTTGGTTCGCAAAACCGCGCAAAACTTCGCGAGCAAGGCGAAGGCGGCGATGCATCCCAACGTGCGCAGCCAGTACGCGAACCTCTGCAAGATGTCGGAAGACATTTTCCGGCAGGAAAAGGCGGAAACGAGCGAAGCGCGCGTCGCATTTCGCAAGCCGGATTTCATGATTGACGCGCTCGCGAGCGCGGCGGCGAAGGAAAAAAGCCCGGCGAAAATGCCGACAAGCGAGGCGGATATCAAAACCGCCGCGCGCGTCAAAGCCAAGGGCAAGCGCGAAGACGTGGGCAAGTGCCGCGATGCGATTACCGATATCATGACGCGGTGCAAGACGTACAAGGCGACGTTCCCTCTGGCGCAATGGGATACGATGATAAACCTCTGCACCGCGCTTTGTGACGAAAACGTGCTCGAAGACGCACTCGCTGCGAAGACGTCCAGCCGCGTCCGCAAGAGCAACAAGGGCGCAAGCGATATCGGCACCACACTAGGCGCACTCAACGAGTAACACGATCCCTCGCGGGGAGGCGAAAGCCTCCCCGCTCTTTTCGTTTGTGCGGAGGTTCCGTTATGAAGCTGGTTTGCGATGGCTGGAAGCCACTAGACTACACTCGCGTAACGCATCGCGTCGTAGTGCAACGATCCTTTGACGATAACACGTACAACGCATGGGTTCCGGGCACAAGGATTGGCACTCGCGCGATGCACTACCCGACGATTAGCAGCGCGGCGCAAGCGGCAATGACCAACGTTGAGGGAACGCAAGTCAACCTCACAACGATGCGTAGCTACGCTGGCTAGAAATAATCCATAAATTCTACGACGGCCGGGCAGAAATGCCCGGCCGTTTCCGTGCGTCCAAATAATGCATTATTCCTGCGGCATCGTTGGTTAGATCGCTCTCATATCCCTACCGTAGGGATAACCCATTGATAACTTAATACGTTTTCGCTTCTGGCCTAGCTACGGATGCGAACGTTCTCGAGCCGGCAATGCCCGAATGAGATGCTGAAACCGGCCACATTACACCACACTACCCTCTATTATTATTATTATTCTTATAAATCTTATTATTTCAGATAGAAGAGATACGATCAAGGCTGCATTCCGACTGCGAGTAGGTCTAATCGCCGTTGGTATATATAGGCCGTCCTATAAGAAAAATCGTATGTACGATAAGACCAATAGGTACGAGGCGGTCTAGTGTGCAGCAATGTGGAGTTCCCTACGGTAGGGTCGTGAGAGAGTTTTCCGTGAGAGAAAGGAGGCCGAATGACCAAAAAACAGCGTGCGAAGCGGCAGCGTGAGAGAGAGAACGCTCGTGTTAAGCGTAGTGAGAATGCATTATTTCTAACTGAGAACCCTCAGCTTGTTCGGGCGAAGGATAATCCTAGAAATAATCCAGTTTTGTTAGCACAGCAGCTGTGGCGTCGGCCGGGCTACAGGCAGTTCGAGCCAACCAGCTCTGAGTTTTGGGTGTGTTTTTACTACAACGAACTGGGCCGCTCGCGCCATCGGACGAACGAGGAGCGGGACTGCAAGCTGGGTTATCATCC